TGGCCCCACAGCGATGCGTCAACCCACTGTGTTGGCCGCTTGCCATCGTCGCCTTTTTTGCCGTAGGTGAACGCCAGTGAGACGTTGGCCACCGCTGCCCCGCCTGGTGTGTATCGCACCTCGGCGTTTTTGCCGATGCGTGCCAGTCCGTTTGCTTTCATACCGTGCTCTCCTTCAGTTTGTAGACCCGAACGACCCGAGCGTGGGCTGATGGGTGGGTTGCTTGACAGAATCCGATCGGCTCGAAGGCGTCACCCCTCAGAACCGCGCCCCAGGTGTTGGGGTGGTAGTCGTCCGGCAGCTCGATGAACTTCCGAACGTCGTTGATGGTCACCTGGCCTACACGCTTGGCGATTGCGATCGCTGTGCCGCGTGCCTTGGCGATCCATTCCTCGCGGCCAATGGACACGCGAGCGATGCCTGCGTCTCGAAGGTCGCAACCTTTCATGATGCGTCCTTGTAAGACTTGATGAACTCGACCTCACGCTCGATCTCTTCCAGAAACTTCACCACCTCGGTCTCCAGCTCCTTGATGGCCTTGTCGTCACGCACCACTCTGCGAATGACCGTCTGCGCGTTTTCTGGAAAGTCTGGGTTATAGGACACGAAGTCGCACCATTCACGCTCAGCAATCCACAGCTGGCCTTGCACCTGCCAGCGGTAGGCTGTCGGGCACTTGCCTGCCTCCAGGCGCAAATACTCCAAGTGGGTCTTTGGCATCGGGCACTTGTATTCGGTCATGCCGTTTTTGCCGACCAGCCCGTCAGGGCTGACCCCGACCTGCATGGTGTCGTGCATACAGAAGCCAATTTCTTCGACCAGGCTGCCGGTGTGCGCCTCGTAAGCTGATCTGGCCAGCGGCTCGCGCTCCGTGCCCTGCTCCATCGCAAACGTGGTCTTGAACTCCTCACGCACCCCTGTGATGCGCTCCAGGGCCAAAGCTGTCAGGTAGGTGGCGCGGGTTGCCCCGCTGCCTTTGGCCATGATGTCGCTGAACTTGGAGCCGGACGGCACGCCGACACGTGCCTGCTTCCATTCCTCTGTTCCTTGGTCGGCAGTGATGATTCTCATGCTGCACCTCCGTCTGCGGTCTTGGCGGCCTTCTTGAGGGCTGGGCCTTGGGCTTGCCAGAACGCGGCCTTATGAGCCGACTTGGGCAATGCCTGGAAAGCTGCGGCCAGTGCCTCGCTGCCCTGCATGGCGGCGTCGCGCATGGCTGGCAGGGTCTCGGCCTCGTACTCACCATAACCCGGCACAGGCGCTGGCGTGCGCTTGCTGGCGGCATTGCCGTCGTCATCCTCTGGCGCAATACCGCAGGCGGCCATCAGGCTGTAGCGGCGTGCGTAGGTCAGGGCGCTGCCGTAGCCCTGGGCGTCGTGCTTGACCGCAGGCACGTGCAGTTTGCCTGCTGAGAATGTTTCCCCTGATTCGTGGACAAAGACCGTCTCGACGATCACGCCTGATTCGCATTCGTGGGTTTGCTGCACCAGGGCAATGCCGTTGGCGTTCAGGCCATCCATGACAGCCTCGACGCAGGCGGCCAGGTCGGCGTATCGGCTCTTGAAGTGGGGGTTTGAGCTGGTCTTGAGTGCAGGCCCAAATGCTCGCTGGGCCTTGACCAATGCTGCTGCGATCTCTTTCATGCTGTCTCCTTTGTGTTCATGGTGTTTGCGATGGCCTCGATCAGTTCCTGGGCCTGCTGGGGTGTCATGTCGATCCGAACGCTGCCGCCTCGGATGTGCACGCCCATCGAGATGTATTCCTCGTTGGGGCTGATGATGACGGCGTTGCCGTCGTTCACCGTGATGTAAAAGTCGTCTTGCATCGAGTTCACCTTTCGTGGTTGGTTGTTGGTGAAACGAATCATAGCATGGTGCAAGAGGATTTTGTGCAAGTGGCAAAAAATATTTTTGCACGAATCATGCAAAATCGTGGTAAAGTTTGAGGCATGAAGAAAGACGACCAATATTTCGCACAGGTGCTGGCCTTTGCCCGTGAGAGCCTCGGCTCCTACAAGGCAGTGGCGCAGGCCTTGGGAGCCACCAGTGGCCAGGCCGTGGAGGCTTGGACACGCAATGGCGTGGCGCACAAATGGCGGCCGGTGCTGGACAAGAAGTTCGGCCCTGGCTTCAGAAAATCCTTGAATGGACTGCTGGTCTGAGGTAAAGTTATGCGAGACCCGGCTAGGTCAGGATTGATCCCCCGACCGAAAAGCGAACTCCCCGCCTGCCGTAAGTCTTTTTTCTGGGAGCGACGCGGAGCAAAAAATGCCAACTAGATACCTGAAGCCAGGTGTCAGAGACAGTGAAGCCATTGATTCACTGAGCCCTCTGGCCGAAACCCTTTTTTACCGTTTGCTGGTCACGGTGGACGACTTTGGCCGTTATGACGGTCGGCCAGCCATGGTCAAAGCCCACTGCTTTCCAATCAAGGACATGACGCCTGCAAAGTGCGCTGCATTGCTTGATGAGCTACATGCGGCAGGGCTTGTGCACATCTACACCACAGACGGAAAGCCTTGTCTGCAAATGTGCAAATGGGACAACGTGCCACGCGCAAAGGAAAGCAAATACCCTGCACCAGACTACGATTGCGCACACTTGCATACATCTGCAAGCAAGCCGCGTACAGTTCTACCTTTAACCGAAACCGAAACCGAAACAAAAACCGAGACCGGAAACAAAAACCGGAAAGCGCTTGACAGCGCACCCGATGTTTTTCCAGAAGGCCTGGACGTCAGGTCTTGGGATCGTTGGGTTGCCTACAGAAAAGAGATCGGCAAAGCGCTGAAGCCTGCATCGATCCATTCTGCTCAACAAGCCTTGGCCAAGCATGGCGAGCAGCAGGCTGCGGTGGTCGAGCAGTCGATCGCCAACGGATGGCAGGGCCTTTTTGCTTTGAAGGCAGCAGGCGGCGGCACGATCAACAAGCAGGCAGCTGTCGAACAGCGCAACCAGGCAGCCATGGAGGAGTGGCTTGCGCAACAAGGAGACATTCATGAAGCCAACTGACAAACAGCAATTTGCCGCCATGCTGCGTGACGTGATGGCCTTCTACAAACAGGACGTCAGCCCGTTTGCTTTGAATGTCTGGTGGTCGGCCTGCGAAAACTTTGATTTCGAGCAGGTTTCCAAAGCCCTGACAAAGCACGCCATGGATGCCGAGCGCGGAATATTCCCACCAAAGCCTGCTGACCTGGTTCGGCAGCTGGAAGGCACAGCAACCGACAGGGCGATGCTCGCCTGGGGCAAGTTGTATGAAGCCATGGGAAGGGTTGGCGCTTATACCGACGTGGTGTTTGATGATCCGGCAATCCATGCCGCGGTCGAGGACTTGGGCGGTTGGGTCAAGATTTGCCGCGGCGAAACAAGCCAGCTTAGCTATTTGCAACACCGATTCTGCGAAGCGCATCGAGCCTACACTGCCAGAGGCCAGTTCGACTACCCGCGGCGACTGATGGGTGACAGAAGCCCTGACGATGTCTATGCGGCCAAAGGCTTGCCACCGCCCAAACCAGCCTTGATTGGTGATCCAGACCGGGCGAAGCAAGTTTTTTTGCACGGCAGTATTGCCGGCAAGACTGCGGTCACATTTACGCCGCTGGCTCAAATTGCAAGCAACATCATCGGCGGGGACTGACATGCGGACATGCGATGAGCTGGGAGTTTGTCAAAGCCGCCCCATCCCATGCGATGGATGCCAGGTCCACGCGCTAAAGGTGGTGGTCCGCACGGCCACGCACTGGGGGCTGCCAGCTCCCACGCTGCGCCCCAGGCCTGATGCATTGCCCAGCAAGGCGGGCGCCAAATGAAGTCCATGCTGGTCAAGACCGAGCGAGGGCTGCGAGGGGCCACGATCAAAGACCATGAGACTTGGACCAAATTCAAGCGTCGTCTAGAGACCATGCCACCGGGGACCTATATCCGCATCGAGTGGGCCCGCCCGCGCAATGGCCAGCACCACCGCAAATTTTTCGCGCTGCTAACGCTGGTGGCCGAAAACTCTGAGACCTACGACACCGTCGAAAAAGCCCTGGTGGCAGTCAAGCTGGTGAGCGGTCATGCTGAGCCGATCATCGACCCAGTGACCGGCCAGCTCATGCAGCTGCCCAAATCCATCAGCTACGACAGCATGGACCAAGACGAGTTCGACGAGTTTTACAGTGCCGCGATTGATGGCGTGCTGCGCCACATCCTCACCCACATGGACAAGGCCACCGCAGAGCGACTGATGGAAATGATCATCGAGGGCTGGACATGAAGCACAACATCGTCAGCGTGAGCGGCGGCAAGGACAGCACGGCGCTGCTGCTGCTGGCCATTGAGCGTGAGGCCGAGAACTTGCAGGCCGTGTTCGCTGACACCGGTCACGAGCACCCGCAAACCTACGACTACATCCACTACCTGAATGACACGGTGTTCCCGATCCGCACCATCAAAGCGGATTTCACCCAGGACATCGAGCGCAAGCGAGAATACGTCCGCAGCAAGTGGCAGGAGAAGGGAGTGCCCCCCGAGGTCGTCGAGCAGGCACTGGCTGCGCTGGTGCCCACCGGCATCCCGTTCCTCGACCTGTGCATTTGGAAAGGCCGAATGCCCAGCACGAAGGCCAGGTTTTGTAGTGAGGAACTCAAGCGCAACCCCATCGTCGAGCAGGTTCAGATTCCGCTGCTGGAGCAGGGCGACACCATCTGGTCATGGCAGGGCGTGAGGGCAGACGAAAGCCTCGCTCGCCGGGATTTGGCCGAGCTGGAGGAAGTTGGCGGCGGTCTGTGGAACTACCGACCGATCCTGAAATGGACGGCGGCAGACGCCTTCGCGATGCATCGTAAGCACAACGTGAAGCACAACCCGCTCTACGAGCAGGGGATGGGCAGGGTTGGCTGCATGCCGTGCATCCACGCCCGCAAGGACGAGCTGCTCGAGATCAGCCGGAGGTTCCCCGAGCAGATTGAGCGGGTGGCCGAGTGGGAGCGGATTGTCTCGCAGGCCAGCAAGATACAAGCGGCCTCGTTCTTCACGCATGATGGGCGCGGCGAGAACATTGCCCAAGTGGTGGAATGGTCCAAGACCAGCCGTGGCGGCACCCAATACGACCTCATGCGCGTCCAGAACGACGGCCCGCTGTGCTCATCCATCTACGGGCTGTGCGAATGAAAGGCAAGACCCCCACAAAATCCGAGCGGGCCCTTTGGAGCCGCATCGCTGCGCTTGGGTGCATCGCATGCCGCAAAGACGGGGTGTTTACGGATTTGGTCAGCATCCACCACATCGATGGGCGCACCAAGGCCGGGGCGCATAGCAAGGTGCTTGCACTATGTGCCGGTCATCACCAGGACGGCACAGGCGCGCCGGGCCTAATCGCGGTCCACCCGTGGAAGGCCAGATTTGAGGAAAAATACGGGCGGCAGGAAGACTTGCTGGCCGAAACACTGGAGCGACTGAAATGAGCTTTTGGGAACGATACTGGCCCGTCCTGCTGACCGTTGCACTTGTTGCATTTGGCCAGTGGTGGGGTGTGGTGGCTCTATATGCCTGGCTTATTTGGACGAGGTGGCTGTGAGAATTGTCCTTCCATGGCCACCCACCGGCCTGTCTCCAAACGCCAGAAACCACTGGGCCAAGACCGCCAAGCTCAAAAAGCAGTATCGAGAGACCTGTTTTTGGCAGGCCATGGAGCAAGGCGCACGCCCGATCCAGTCCGCCAGCCTGCACCTGACCCTGACGTTCTACCCGCCAACCCGCAGGCAGTACGACCTGGACAACGCCCTGGCACGCATGAAAGCCGGTCTCGATGGCCTGGCCGACGTGCTCAAGGTAGACGACAAACACTGGACGCTGACCATCCGCAAGGGCGAAACGGTCGGCGGATTCGTAGAAGTTCACATCGAAAGGCCCACAGAATGACCCCGCTTACCTTTGAAACCTGGCCGATCGAACGGCTGACCGAGTACGCACGCAACCCGCGCAAGAACGACCACGCTGTGGACAAGATCGCGGCAGCCATCAAGGAGTTTGGATTCCGTGTGCCCGTGGTGGCCAAGTCTGACGGCCTGGTTGTCGATGGCCACCTGAGACTGAAGGCAGCCAAAAAGCTCGGCTTGGCCGAAGTGCCTGTGATTCTGGCCGATGACATGACAGAAGCTCAAATCAAGGCGTTTCGCATCAGCGTCAACCGCATGGCCGAGTTTGCTGAATGGGACAATGACCTGCTGGCGCTGGAGTTCGCAGAGCTGACCGACATGGGCTTTAATCTGGACTTGACCGGATTCACGGCAGACGAGATCGACGCACTGACGCCTGTGCAGGTTGAGGAAGGCTTAACCGATGAGGATGCTGTGCCGGATGTGCCTGTCGAGCCGGTGACGCGGCTGGGCGATGTGTGGGTTCTTGGCAAGCACCGGCTGATGTGTGGAGACAGCACCAGCATCGATGCGGTGGATAGACTGATGGATGGACAAAAAGCCGACATGGTTTTCACTGACCCACCGTATGGCATGTTCCTGAACACGAATTACGACAGCATGTTCAGCAACGACAAGACCCACAAGAAAACAGGAAACCGCTTTGACGTGGTTAAAGGCGATCACGATGACTTTAACCCCGACTTTATAAACACGATTTTTGCGGCGTTTAATTATTGCAAAGAGATTTTCCTTTGGGGCGCTGATTACTATGTTGATCTGATACCAAACCGCAATGATGGCTCATGGGTTGTCTGGGATAAGCGTTGCGACGAAAAAATGGATAAGGTCGTTGGAAACACGTTTGAGCTTTGCTGGTCGAAGGCAAAGCACAAGCGTATGGTCGCTCGCATTCTGTGGTCAGGTCATCACGGAATGCACAAGGACGACACGAAGAGGCGGGTTCACCCTACGCAGAAGCCGGTCGAGCTTGTCTGCTGGTTCTTTGACTACTACTCGATGGCTGACAAAAAGATCATTGTCGATCTATTCGGCGGCTCAGGCTCCACCCTAATCGCCTGCGAGAAAACCGGACGCCATGCCAGTCTGATGGAACTCGACCCCAAGTATTGCGACGTAATCGTCAAACGGTGGCAGCAGTTCACTGGCAAAATAGCAACTCACGCAGAAACTGGCGAACCTTTCGCGGAGGTTACAAATGGCAACGAAAAACCACAAAAAGCAGACTGACACTGCTGAAAAACCCGTCACAAAAAAGCGCGGCGGCCCCAGGCCGAACAGCGGAGGCGCTCGGGAAGGTGCTGGGCGACCAGCATTTGAGCCGACCGACGCTGAGCGAAAGCAGGTCGAAGCCCTGTCCGGCTATGGCCTGCCGATCGACCAGATTGCCGTCCTGATTCGGGATGGCATCTCGGTGGATACCCTGACCAAATACTTCGGCAAAGAGCTGATCGAGGGCAAAGCCAAGGCCAATGGCCAGATCGGCAAGACCCTGTTCCAGAAGGCCATGTCCGGCGACACGACGGCCGCCATCTGGTGGAGCAAGACCCAGATGCGCTGGAAAGAGGTGCAGGCCCACGAGATCACCGGCAAGGACGGCGCACCGATTGCCGTGGCCACCCTGGACGTTTCCAAGCTTGGCACCGACGTGCTGGCGCAGATCATGGCCGCAAAAGATGCAACTGACGGAAGCTGACCTGCTGGCCGTCGAGCGCGAGCTTTGTCGCAGGTCGCTGGCCGAGTTTGCCAAGCGTGCCTGGCGCGTGCTCGAACCGGCTGCCGAGCTGAAGTGGGGCTGGGCGCTGGACGCTATCTGCCTGCACCTGGAGGCCGTGACCAAGGGCGAGATTAACCGCCTGCTGATGAACGTGCCACCCGGTTCCATGAAGTCCCTGCTGACCGGCGTGATCTGGCCAGCCTGGGAGTGGGGGCCTCGGGACATGCCTGAGATGCGCTTTGTCGGCACGGCCCACGAAGAGCAGCTGGCCATCCGGGACAGCCGACGCTGCCGCGACCTGATCAAGTCCGACTGGTTCCAGAAGCTCTGGCCAATCGAGTTGCTGGCCGATCTGGACGGCAAGCGCGAGTTCGGGAATACCCGCAAAGGCGTGCGGCAGGCCCGTGCCTTCACCAGCATGACCGGCGTGCGTGGCGACAGAGTGATTCTGGATGACCCGATCAGCGCCGACAACGCCAACAGCCAGGCCAAGCTGGAGGCGGCCAAGATCGCCTTCACAGAGACGCTGCCGACCCGCGTCAACTCCGACAAATCGGCCATCGTGGTCATCATGCAGCGCCTGAATGAGAAGGACATCTCCGGCGTCATCAAGGATATGGGCTTGCCTTACGTGCACCTGTGCATCCCGATGCGCTTCGAGCCTGAGCACCGATGCACCACCAGCATCGGCTGGACTGACCCGCGCACCAAGGAAGGCGAGCTGATGTTCCCAGAGCGCTTTGGGGAGGCCCAGGTGTCCGAGCTGGAGAAAACCCTCGGCCCCTACGGCACGGCTGGCCAGCTCCAGCAGCGGCCTGCACCCCGTGGCGGCGGCATCATCAACACCGAGTGGTTCAAGTATTGGGCCAGCGTCCCGCAGCTCGAGTTCCGCTTCATCACCGTGGACACGGCCCAAAAGACCGCCGACCACAACGACTGGTCGGTGCTGCAGTGCTGGGCGCGTTCGACCGTTGGCCAGGCGGTCAAGCTCGACCAGGTGCGCGGCAAGTGTGAGGCTCCCGAGCTGCTGATCAACGCCAGGGCTTTCTGGCTCAAGCACCTGAACGATATGCGCCCGGTGGCCCAAGGCTCTGCCCTACGCGGCATGTACGTGGAAGACAAGGTGTCTGGCACCGGCCTGATCCAGACCCTGCGGCGCGAGGGCATCCCTGTGGTGGCCGTGCAACGCAGCAAGGACAAGATCAGCCGAGGCTACGACGCGGCACCGTTCATCGCCTCTGGCAACGTGGTGCTGCCGCAGGACGCGCCATGGCTTTCCGACTTCCTGAGCGAGGTTGCAGCTTTCCCGGCTGGCGCTCATGATGACCAGCTCGACCCGATGTTCGACGCCATCAACCTGGTGCAGCGTCTCCCGGCCAATCGGACGGCAACGGTCAAACCATTGCCTACTGTGAACAAATGGTGAGAAAATACTTGAAACGAGGGCAAAAATATGGCACGCATTTCACGAGATCAGCGACTGGCTAACGTACACGCCGAAGCGCTCGCGCAGTTCGACAACGTTCAGTCAGCGCTGCGGGACGAAAGGCTGCAATGCCTTCAAGACCGACGCTTCTACAGCTTGTCCGGTGCGCAGTGGGAAGGCCCACTGTGGGACATCTACGAGAACAAGCCGAAGTTCGAGGTCAACAAGATCATGCTGTCGGTCATTCGCATCATCAACGAATACCGCAACAACCGCATCACCGTCGACTTCGTGGCCAAGGACGGCAGTAAGGCCGACAAGCTGGCCGAGACCTGTGATGGCCTGTACCGCGCCGATGAGCAGGACAGCGTGGCCGATGAAGCCTACGACAACGCCTTTGAGGAGGCTGTGGGCGGTGGCTTTGGTGCCTGGCGTCTGCGCACATCCTACGAGGACGACGAGGACGAGGACAACGAGCGCCAGCGCATCCAGATCGAGCCGATCTTCGATGCCGACAGCTCCGTTTTCTTTGACCTGAACGCCAAGCGCCAGGACAAGGCCGACGCCCGTTTCTGCTATGTTATCTATTCGATGACCTATAAGTCCTACAAGGAAGAGTGGAACGACGACCCGACCAGCTGGCCCAAGATCATCCACCAGTATGAGTTCGACTGGTGCACGCCTGATGTGGTCTACATCGCGGAATACTACAAGGTCGAGGACGTCACCGAGACCATCCGCATCTTCCGCAACATCGACGGCACAGAGGAACGCTACCGCGCCAAGGACTTCGAGGACGATCCAGAGCTGGAAAACACCCTGGCCGCCATCGGCAGCCAAGAGGTGCGCCAGCGCAAGATCAAGTCGCGCAAGGTGCACAAGTACATCATGTCCGGTGGCCGCATCCTTGAGGACGCTGGCTACATCGCAGGCAAGTGCATCCCGATCATCCCGGTCTATGGCAAGCGCTGGTTCGTGGACAACGTCGAGCGCTGCATGGGTCACGTGCGCCTGGCCAAGGACGCGCAGCGCCTGAAGAACATGCAGCTGTCCAAGCTGGGCGAGATCAGCGCCTTGTCCAGCGTCGAGAAGCCCATCCTCACGCCTGAGCAGGTTGCTGGCCACCAGGTCATGTGGGCAGAGGACAACCTCAAGGACTACCCTTACCTGCTGATCAACCCGATCACCGGCCCGGACGGCAGCCAGACCGTCAGCGGCCCCGTGGCTTACACCCGCGCCCCGAACGTGCCTCCGGCCATGGCAGCCCTGCTGCAGGTGACCGAGCAAGACATGCAGGACATTCTGGGCAACCCGACCGGCGCAGACAAGCTGGTGTCCAACATCAGTGGCAAGGCCGTGGAGATGATCCAGCAGCGCCTGGACATGCAGACCTTCATCTACATGAGCAACTTCGCCAAGGCCATGAAGCGCTGCGGCGAGGTCTGGCTCTCGATGGCCAAGGACATCTACATCGAAGAAGGCCGCACGATGAAGATCATCAACGAGGACGAGAGCACTAGCACCGTCACGCTGATGCAGCCCACCATCGACCAGGAGACTGGCGAGGTGCGCATGGCCAACGATCTGAGCATGGCCAAGTTCGATGTGAACGTCGAGGTCGGCCCGTCCAGCAGCTCCAAGCGTGCCGCGACCGTCCGTGCCCTGACCGGCATGATGCAGATCACGCAAGACCCCGAAACCCTGCAGGTGCTTGGTGCCATGGCGATGATGAACATGGAAGGCGAAGGCATCAGCGAGGTGCGCGACTTCTTCCGCCAGCACTTGATCCGCATGGGCGTGGTCAAGCCGACAGAGCAGGAAATCGAGGCACTCATGGCCGAGGCCGAAGCCAAGGGCCAGCAGCAAGACCCGAACGCCATCTTCCTGCAGGCTGCAGCCGAAGAGGCCGTGGCCAAGGCTGCCCAGGCACGTGCCAACACCATCAAGACCGTGGCCGACGCAGAGCTGTCCCGCGCCAAGACGGCCGAGACCCTGGCCAAGACTGGCGAGATCGATCAGAACATGGCGCTGACCGCCACAGAGGCGATTCAGCAGGCTGCGCTTGGCGAACAAGTGCAACCCGTTGTCAGATGACAGCGTTTTAGTGGAGAATGTGGTTATACGGAATCCCACCCAGCCGTTTCAAATGGGTGAGTTAAATGGGGTATTTGAATGAACAAAAAGGCAGATTTTGGAGATGAGAGCAACGACGACGAAACCGTAGTGGTCGAAGATCAGGAAGAGGAAATCGAGACTGAGCAAGTGGCTGGTGAGCAAGATTCCACCGGCGACCAGGACGATTCCAACACTGACGACAACGAAGGCGACGACGACGAAGTGATCGTTTCCATTGGTGAGGAAGCGCCACCTCCCGATGAGCACGCTCAGGCACCTGGTTGGGTGAAAGAGCTGCGTAAGGCAAACCGTGAGAAGGAAAAACGCATTCGAGAACTCGAAGCGAAGCTGAACCAGACGACTGAGAAAAAGCCGGTCGCACTTGGTGCAAAGCCTAAGCTGGAGGACTACGAATACGACGCAGACCGATTCGAGACTGCACTGGCAGACTGGTTCGAGCGCAAGCGCCAAGCCGACGCCGAGGTTGAAAAATCTCGCCAGGCCGAGCAAGCGCAACAACGAGCCTGGCAGGAAAAGCTCGAAGGGTACGGCAAAGCGAAAGCTGAGCTGCGCGTGCGAGACTTTGAGGACGCCGAGGCTGTGGCCCAGGAACTCTTCAACGTCACGCAACAGGGCGTCGTGCTGCAAGGCGCGGACAATCCGGCACTGGTGATTTACGCACTCGGCAAGAACCCGAAGAAGGCGGCAGAGCTGGCCAAAATTGAAGACCCCGTAAAGTTTGCCTTTGCGGTAGCGAAACTGGAGAAGGAATTGAAAGTTACGAACCGAAAGGCAGCCCCTGCACCCGAAAGGATGGTCAGCTCAACTGGCCGAGTTTCTGGCGCTGTGGACTCAACCCTCGAACGGCTGCGTGCTGAAGCTGAAAAGACTGGCAACTACACCAAGGTGCTTCAGTACAAGCGACAGAAAGCAGCCAAAAACTGACACTTTTTGAAATAGGAGCCCATCATGGCCAATAGTTTTTCCAAAGAAGAACGCGTAGCGTTCGAAGACCTCCTCGAAGGTTTCCAGGACGCCCTGGTGCTGTCCCGCAACGTCTCGATCTACCAAACCGATCAGACGATGATGGAACGTGCCAACAACACGATCTGGCGTCCCCAGCCCTACATCGCTCAGTCGATCAGCAGCACTCCTGGCACGCCGATTCCCGGCTACCAGGGCATGACGCAGCTGGCCGTGCCTGCGACCCTGGGCTTCAGCAAGACCGTGCCCTGGGAAATGACATCCCTCGAACTGCGCGATGCCCTGCAAGAAGGCCGCCTGGGCGAGTCCGCCAAGCAGAAGCTGGCCAGCGACATCAACATCGCCATCATGAACTCGGCCGCAAGCCTGGGTTCGCTGGTTGTGCCGATCGCTGCTGCTGCCGGTGACTATGACGACGTGGCCCTGTGCGACGCCATCATGAACGAGCAAGGCGTGCCCGACTACGAGCGCTTCATGGCCCTGTCCAGCCGCGACTACAACGGCCTGGCTGGCAACCTGGTTGGCTCTGCCCGTTCGTTCGGCAATCAGAAGTCTGACAAGGCTTATGAGCGCTCTTACGTCGGCATGGTCGCTGGCTTCGAGACCTACAAGATGGACTACGCCAACCGCCAAGCTGCTGCAGCTGGTGGTGGCTCCATCACCATCGACACCAGCGGTGCAGGCAGCCAGGCCGACTACGAGCCTCAAGCCACATCGACTTCTGTCGGTGGCCAGATCAACGTGGACAACCGCTTCCAGACCGTGACCGTTTCCTCGACCACCAACGTGGCTGCAGGCGATGCCTTCACGATCGGTGGCGTGTATGCCGTTCACCACATCACCAAGCAGAGCACTGGTCAACTCAAGACCTTCCGCGTGGTGTCCGTGGATTCCGGCACGACCATGACGATCACCCCGCCAATCATCGGCGCTCAAAGCACCCCAACCGATGCCGAGTTGCAATACAAGAACGTCGAGGTGGAAACCCCGTCGAACACTGCAGCCATCACCTTCCTGAACGTGAACACCGCACAGGTCAACGTGTTCTGGCAGCGTGATGCTCTGGAAATTCTGCCTGGCCGCTACGCAGTCCCGGCCGATGCTGGCGTCGCAGTGATGCGAGCCACCACCGACCAGGGCATCGAGCTGGTGATGCAGAAGTTCTACGACATCGACAGCATGACGATCAAGTATCGTCTGGACACGCTGTTCGGCGTCGTGAACAAGAACCCCGAGATGAGCGGAATTTTGCTGTTCAATCAATAAGTAGCAAAAAAGAAATGGGGGGTTTCGGCCCCCCTTTCTGCATAGGAGATTGAAATGCCACTGACCAAAGGTTACAGCTCCAAGTCCATCGGCAAGAACATCAAGGCCGAAGAGAAAGCAGGCAAGCCGCGCAAGCAGGCAATGGCCATCGCTTTGAACGTCGCTCGCAAGGCTGCTGAAAAAGCAGGCAAGCCGAGCAAAGCCCCGAAACCTGCCAAAAGGAAAATGAAATGAAAGACATCAAGGTATCTGCACCATCCATGAAAGACGAAGCACGCTGGCAGGCCGAGGACGACATGCGCACGCTGACCCGTGCCCAAGAGATTCAAGCCGACAAATCGCGCATGGCCCGTGTCGCATCCGTTGCCAAGCAGCAAGCCGCTGCAGCCACCAAAGTGGCGAGCATGGCGTCGCGTGCGAAACCAGCCGCCAAGCCTGCACGAGCACCCATGAAAAAGGCTAAGTGATGGACGCGATCATCTTGATGCCCAAATACCGGAAGAACAAAAAGCCGGTGAAAGTGCGCAAGCCATCGCGCCCCATCGACGGCATCAATCACCGCCTGCTGGCGCAGCAGGCCACCCAGGTGCTGGAGGAAGTCGCAGCTGAAGTCTCGGCCGTGCCCGATGACAACGCAGCGCCCACCCGCATCGAGCTGATCGAGAAGGCCAAAGAACTCGGCCTGACGTTCACCAAGCGCACCAGCGACGAGAAGTTGCTGGCCATGATCACCGAAGCACTCAGCAAGCAGGAGGCCTGACATGGGCTACAGCAAGCGCCAATTTGTGACCGCAGCCTTTGAGGAAATCGGCCTTGCGTCCTATGTCTTCGACCTGCAACCCGAACAGCTCCAGTCCGCTTTGCGTCGCCTCGATGCCATGATCGCAGACTGGAACGGAAAAGGCATCCGTCTGGGCTACCCACTGCCAGGCAGCCCACAGGACAGCGACCTCGATGAGCCGACGCTGGTGCCTGATTCTGCCAACCAAGCCATCATCACAAACCTTGGCATCCGCATTGCACCTGGCTACGGCAAGGTGGTGATGCCAGAGACCAAGGCCGCGGCCAAAGACAGCTACAACACCCTGTTGCAGCGTGCGACCGCACCTATTCCGCAGCAGATGCCCGTCACCATGCCGTCTGGCGCTGGCAACAAGCCATGGCGCGTGTACGACAACCCATTCCTGCGTCCTCCGGTCGATCCGGTCACCGCAGGCCCGGACGGCCCCATCGAGTACAACTGAGGACAAACCATGCCACAAATCAACCAACTGCCGCTGCTGCTCCAGGCTTCCACTGGCGACCAGATTCCCGTCTACACCCCGAACAACGGCGACGCACGACGCCTGCCGATCGGTTCCTTGCTGGCGCTTTTCCAGCAGACCTTCGCAGCCCCGACGCTGGCCACCAGCATCTCGACGCCTGGCACCGGCTTCAACATCACCGTGCCGACCCCTGTCAGCCAGCAGCAATGGATGCTGCTGCAGCCTGCTGGAACGCTGGCCACTGGCACGATCACCTTGCCTTTAAATACTGGCGTGCCTGATGGCACCGAGGTGCTGGTCACGACCACGCAAATCATCACCACGTTCACGCTGGCGCTGAACGGCGCAGCCGCAGCCTATGGCGCTCCAACGACGCTGGCCGCCAATGCGTTCTTCCGCATGCGCTTCGTGCAGTCTCTGAACAGCTGGTACAGAATTGTGTAAGGTGGCATGAATGCAAGTGCCTATCCTCAACGGGATTTTTGCTGATAACGGCCCCGACCTTCGCACTGCGTATCCTGTCAACCTGGTGCCAGTCCCAAAGCAGTCCGGCATTAGTGCCGGTTTTCTGCGTCCTGGTGACGGCATCGTCGGCAACGGCACCGGCCCAGGCATCGACCGTGGCGGCATCAACTGGAACGGCGTCTGCTACCGCGTCATGGGCACCAAGCTGGTGACCGTGGCCAGCAATGGCGCTGTGACCGTGCTGGGTGACGTTGGTGGCCCCGTCAACACCCTGGTTACGATGGACTACAGCTTCGACCGCCTGGCCATCGCTTCCGGTGGGCGTCTCTACTACTGGACAGGCGCACTCACGCAAGTGACCGACCCTGATCTTGGCGTCGTGCTGGATGTGGTGTGGGTGGATGGCTACTTCATGACCACCGATGGCACCAGCTTGGTGGTGACCGAGCTGTCCGACCCGACCCAGGTCAACCCGCTGAAGTACGGCTCCAGCGAAGTTGACCCAGACCCCGTGGTGGCATTGCTCAAGCTGCGCAACGAGGTCTATGCGCTGAACCGCAACACCATCGAGGTGTTCGACAACGTTGGCGGCGAGTTTTTCCCGTTCCAGCGCATTGATGGCGCACAGATTCAGAAGGGCGTGATTGGCACGTTTGGCTGCTGCGTGTTCGTGGATAGCGTCGCCTTCCTAGGCTCCGGCCGCAATGAAGCGCCAAACATCTACCTCGGCGTGAACGCAACTGCTCAAAAAATAAGCACGCAGGAGATCGACCAGATTCTGCTCGGCTACACCGAGGCGCAGCTGGCTGGCGTCAAGCTGGAGGCTCGCAACGACAAAGCCCACCAGCACTTGTATGTCCACCTGCCCGACCGCACGCTGGTGTTCGATGCTGCGGCCACCGCAGCACTGAGCCAGCCCGTCTGGTTCACACTAACCACCAGCCAGGTCGGATTCAGTCAGTATCGCGCAAGGAATCTGGTCTGGGCCTACGACAAGTGGCTGATCGGTGACCCGCAGTCCAGCGCCATTGGCTACCTGGTGGACAACATCAGCAGCCATTGGGGCCAGATCGTGCGCTGGGAGTTTGGCACGCTGATCGTCTACAACGAGAGCAACGGCGCGATTTTCAATGAGCTGGAGCTGGTCAGCTTGACCGGCAGCGTTGCGCTTGGCGTCGACCCAATGATCTCGACCAGCTACAGCGTGGACGGCCAGGCTTGGAGCCAAGACCGCAGCATCCGTGCAGGCACGACCGGCAGCCGCAAACGTCTGGCCTGGTTCCAGCAAGGCCACATGCGCAACTGGCGCATCCAGCGCTTCCGTGGCGACAGCCAGGCGCACCTGTCTTTCATCCGTCTTGAGGCTCAGATCGAGCCATTGGCCTACTGATGGCAACGCAAAAGCTCAACCTCACACGCGACCAGCTCGCTACGTTCCTGAAGAACCACGAGCAGATCAGGCAATTCGAGCAGCTTTTTCAGGTTGCCGACGCTATCGCGCCCGATGTGGTGAACGAGGTCAAGATCGATGCAGGCAATGCACAGGCCTCAGCAAACGAGGCACTCGCACAACTGCAACGAATCGCTGATGCGCTGGAACTACTGGCCACTGCGCCCGTGATCGAGAACAACAACTCGGTGGTGACGGACTACATCGACCTGAACACGGCGGCATTTGTCTCGCGCATCCGTCGCTTGGGCTGGAATGAAACCGACCAGACCGTGAACATCGGCATGGACTACGACGTGGTGCAGCAGGTCGGTCAAGAGGTTTACGCCCGTGTCGGCAATACGACAGGCTCGACCATCCCGAATGGCTCAGTGGTGGGCTTTGCTGGTGCGACTGCCAATGCCCTGCTGGTGGCCCCGTATCTTGCCGACGGCACAAGCCCATCGCTCTACATCCTTGGCGTGATGACGCACGACCTGCCGGACAGCGGCGAGAAGGGCTACTGCACCACATGGGGCTTTGTGCGCGACTTGGACACCAGCGCATTCAGCGCAGGCGACATTCTCTATGCCAGCCCAACAACCGCTGGAGCGCTGACCAACGTCAAACCTACAGCCCCGAACAACGTCATCCCTCTGGCCGCTTGTATCGTGTCCGACGCATCGGCTGGTGTGATCTTTGTGCGCCCGACCATCGAGCAGATGAAGTATTACGGCGTGTTCACCAAGACCACCGACCAATCGCCTGCTGCGACAAACACCGAATACCTGCTGACCTTCGACAACACGCAGATCAGCAACGGCGTGGTGATCGGTGGCACGACTTCGCAGATCATCGTTCCACAGTCCGGCTTATACCAGTTTGACGCCACGGTGCAGCTGACCAGCGGAAGCTCCAGCGCAAAGAATGTCTGGGTCTGGTTCAAAAAGAACGGCACAGCCATTGCAAACAGTGCGCGACTGGTGACGTCTGACATCAACAACGGCTACATTCCAATCGCACTGAGCGAGACGGTATCTCTGAACGCCAACGAGTACGTCGAAATGGCCTTTGCAGCAGACAGCACAAACGTGACTGTTGACACTGTAGCGTCCACTGCATTCGCACCTGGCGCACCTGCCATCGTTCTGACCGTCACCCAAGTCCAACAGTAAGGAGAAACTCATGTCCGTCACCACAAAGGTGCTGGTTCCTGCTAAAGAGATGGAGACAGTCCAGACCACGCAGTACACCGCCACCAACGCCACCGCCATCATTGACAAAGCGACCGTGACCAACACAACCGCAGGCAATCTCACGTTTTCCGTGAACCTCGTTACCAGCGGCGGCAGTGCGGGAGCATCGAACCTCATCATCGATGACCGCGCTATCGCACCCGGCGAGACTTATACCTGCCCCGAGCTGGTCGGCCAAGTGCTGGCCAATGGCGGCTTTATTTCCACCATCGCCAGTGCTGCGGGTCTGACGCTGCGCGTGTCAGGGCGCGAGATTACGTGATGGTTGCAAAGGCAGGCAAATGTGGGACAATAGCCTTACTGAGCCGTCCGAGCAGCCAGTAGCTCACTCGTCCAAGGATGAAGAAACGATGCTGACTGTCTCGGAAAATCACGAAGTTCAAGAGCAAACCTCTGAATTGCCTACTCGTGAAAAAATCCAGCGCTTGCAGGAGGCAATGCTTCCAATACAGTGCACACAGCCAGACCCTCGTCATTTCTTTGCCCCTGGCATGTACCTTCGTGAGTTGGTTGTGCCTGCAGGCATGCTGATAGTAGGCAAAATCCACAAGCATGAGCATTTTTTGCTTGTGCTCAAAGGTCGTGCAGAGGTTATCAGTGAATTTGGGCGAATGGTGGTGGAGGCTGGACACATTTCAATTTCCCCCGCTGGCGTCAAACGTGTGGTTCTTGCTTTGGAGGACACGCAATTCGTGACCGTGCATGTCAACAAGAACGACTCGCAAGACTTGGCAGTAATTGAAGCTGAGCACATCGACCCGGAGATTCTTGGTCTTGGTGCACCAACTCAACAGGAGGTTCTGAAATGACATGGGGTTTGGTTGCTGTGGCTGGAGCTACGCTCGTCACAGGTTATATGGGAGCAGAGGCCGCTGGTGACGCGGCTGCTGCACAGGCCGGTTCGGCTGAAGCTGGCATCGCAGAACAGCGTCGTCAATTCGACAAAATTCAAGAGCTGCTTAAACCATTCGTGGCTGTTGGCGAGCCTGCGCTTGCGCAACAGCAGGCACTTCTTGGCATGCAAGGTCCAGAGGCTGAACGTGCGGCCATTGAGCGCATCCGAGGTGGCGAGACATTCCAAGCGCTTGCGCGACAAGGTGAAGAGGCAATTCTTCAACGCGCCTCAGCAACTGGTGGCCTGCGTGGCGGAAACGTCCAAGCAGCACTTGCACAATTCCGTCCACAGCTTTTGTCCAGCCTGATCGAGCAGCAATACAGCCGCCTCGGTGGCTTGACTTCACTCGGCCAACAGTCCGCTGTTGGTGTTGGCACCGCAGGCCAAGCAATGGGCACGAATGTGGCCAATCTGCTCGGCCAGCAAGGCGCAGCTCAGGCTGCTGGCGCTCTTGGCCAGGCACAAGCCTACGGCCAGACCATCAGCGGCTTGTCGAACGTTGCAGGCCAGTACTTTGGCCGCCAAGCCCTGGCGAATCAAAACATCGCATCGCAGTTTGGAACCACGCCTGGTTCGCAGCAGACGGCGATGCTGCAAGCACAAATGGCAGGGTTCTGACATGGCAACACTTCCAGACTATTCGATCAACGTCGCTCAGCCGTTTGTGGAGGCCTTGCGTGGTTACCAGATCGGAATGACCTCCGAGGCTTTCCGACAGGAACAGATCGCAAAGCAACAGGCGCAGCAACAAGCAATGCAGCGCCAGGAAATGCTCAATCAGGGCTACAAGGCACTGATGAGCAATCCAAATCCAAGCGCACGCGACTTCACGAATTTGGCAATGCTGCTGCCAGAAAAAGAGGCGGCCAGCATCCGTGCGAATTGGGACACGCTCAACAAGGCACAGCAGGAGTCCGAGCTGCGCTTTGGTGGTCAGGTAGTTTCTGCTTTCACTTCAGGTGCACCACAAGTCGGCATTGATCTGCTCAAGCAGCGTGCCGAGGCTGAACGTAATGCTGGCCGTGTTGACAAGGCTCGAACCTTTGAGACCTATGCTCAGCTGGCCGAAATGAATCCGAACACGGCACAAAAAACGCTTGGAATCATGCTTGGCACTTTGCCTGGTGGCGACAAGGTGCTGGAATCCTCGATCAAGGCGCTGAAGGCTCCGGCCGAGATTCGCACTGGCGAGGCTGGCGCGACAGAGAAAGAGCTGGTCACGGCCAACACGCCGACTCGCTTAGCTTTGGAAAACGCCAACACCGGTGCACAGATTCGCAACATCGACAGCCAGATCGCAGACCGTTCTGGCCGCCTAGCGCTCGACCGCGACAAGCTGCAGACCGATGTGGAGATGAAGCTCTACGAACTCGGTCAGGCTGGCACCAAGCTGGACACAGACCAACGCAAGATCGTCAACGACGCAACCATCGCAGCCGTCGCAAGTGAGCAGGCAGCAGGCCGCATGCTTGACCTGGCTGGCCGCATCGAATCCGCACAAGGCGGCAAGGGCGCACTGACCAAGGCCAGCGAGTGGTTCGCAGGCGCAACCGGCCGCCAGGATGAGTGGACGCAGATGCGCCAGGAATATACCCGCCTGCGCAACACTCAAGCGATTAAGATGCTGCCGCCTGGCCCCGCCACCGACAAGGACATCCAGCTGGCGCTCAAGGGTTTTCCCGAGGAAACCGCCAACGCTGCCACCATCGCCTCGTTCTTGCGCGGCATGGCCAAGATGCAGCAGTTCGACGCGGCGGCAAAATCTGCCGAGGCTGATTGGGTCAACTCGACCGGCTCCCTTGGCCGCGCCAAGACCGACATCAACATCGGCGGCATTCAGGTGCCTGCTGGCACGACCTTCGTGGACTTCATGCGCCAGTACGGCGAGCAACGCGCCAAGGGCGTGGCTGCACAGCAGGCCAGCGTGGTCACCGGCCAGCGTGGCTACATGCGCTGGGCCAATCCACAAACTGGTGCTGTGCCTGGTGCAGCTCCTGCTCCGGCTGCTGGCCAATAAGGAAACCAGATGGCCCAACAAGCCCCAAACAGCTACAAAGACCCGTTCTGGTCTGACCTGGCGTCCAGCACCGAGCAGAAGCTCGGCCTGCCGTCTGGTCTGCTCAAGTCGGTGCTGCTTTATGGCGAGCGCAGCAATGCCGACCAGGTGTCCGAGGCCAACGCCAAGACGCCATTCCAGATCATCCCAGCCACCCGCAAGGCTGTGCTGGACAAGTACGGCGTGGACGCCTACCTCAGCCCACAGAACGCGGCCGAGGCTGCTGGCCTGCTGCTCAAGGAATCCCTGCAGCGCAACAATGGCGACATCAAGCTGGCCGCTGCCGAGTATCACGGCGGCACCGACCCGAAAAACTGGGGGCCTCGCACGAAGTCCTACATCGAGCGCGTGACTGCCGGTGTCGGCCAAGAGCAACAAGCCACGCTCCCCGGAGGTGGGGAGAGCACGTTTCAACGCGTCATGGCAGCCCGAGGTGGTGCTGGCGTTGCTGCTGGTGGCCCTGCTATGGCCCCTGGCTCGATTCAAAACATCTTCAACGCCTACAGCTCCGGCCAGATGACGCCTGAAGAGGCGGCAGAGTTCGAGGCCGACGTCCAGTCTGGCGCAATCATGCTGCCCCGTGGCGCTGCCCTGCGTGGCCAACAGCCTGCGCCAGCCCAAGGCACCAAGCCCAGCACGCAAGTCGCTGAGCTGCCGCCTGCCGTGGTCGAGGCCTACAACACCGGCCGCATGACCCGTCAGGAAATGATGGACTTGGAGGCTGACGTCAAGAACGGCATGGTGCGTGCACCTGATGGCATGCAGCTCAAAGAAACTGAGGCCCTGGGTGTGCTTGGCGGCATCCGTGAGGCCATCACCGGCACTGAGCGCGAAACGCCCACAACTCAGGCGCTGCCTGATTGGGCATCGATGCCAGAGCTCAACACCTTCAGCATGGCCAGCTTCAAGTCGGCCCTGGGCACGATGATGACCAACCCGCAGGAAACTGTGCAGGTCATCCAATCCAACTTTCCCGGCGTGCAAGTCAGCCAGGATGAGAAGGGAAACTTCGTGCTGCAGTCGTCGATCGACGGACAGCTGTACGCCATCAAGCCCGGCTTCCAGGTGAGCGACATTCCCCGCGCTGCTGGCGCTTTGGCTGCCTTCACACCGGCTGGCCGCGCCACCACGTTGACTGGCATGGCCGCTGCTGCAGGAGGAACCCAGGCTGCCATCGAGGCAACACAGGCTGCCACTGGCGGCCGATTCGACGTTGGCGACATTGCCACGACCGCTGCGCTGGCTCCCGTCCTCCCGGCCGCTGTGCGCGGTGTGCAGGCCGTCCGTGCTGCCCGTGCGCCTGTTGCCCCAGCTGCTGGCCCTGCGGCCCCTGCTGGCACTCCTATGGGCACGGCGATGGCTCCGGCTGCACCATCTGCACCTGTCCGTGCTGCCGCGCCAGAAATCCAGCCTGCTGGTGTTCAGCCAAGTGGCGCAGTTACAACTCCAGTCACCCCGCCTGCCGCCATGACCCCGCAGGAGCTGGCCACGACCGCACGCACGGCCGCCGCGGGTGGCATGGGCGCAACCCGCGCCACATCCGTGCTGGCTGGCCAGGCCGCACCCGACCCGAAAGTGCTGGAGGCTGCTCGACGCCTTGGCATCGATGAATACCTGCAGCCCGACCACCTGACCTCAAACCAGGCCTATCGCGAGCTGGCCCAGGCCGTGAAGTCCATCCCTGGCAGCCAGACCCGCGCTGCCGAGATTCAGGGCCTTGAGCAAGTTGGCCAGCGTGCAGACCGCCTGATTTCCGAGATCGGCGGCACGACCGACCTGAGCAAGCTCAATCAGGCCGTGCGCACGCAGCTCGACCAGACCGTGACCAACCTGTCCAACCAGGCCGATGACGCCTACAAGGCTCTGCGCACGCAGATTCCGTCGCAGACCCGTGGCGAGGCCACCAACGTGCTGGAATTCGTGCAGCGTCGTGCTGATGATTTGGACGGCGCTGAAAACCTGTCGGCCTTGGAAAAGATGGTGCGCAGCAAGCTGACGCCAAAGCCAATCAAGGACGAGGCTGGCAACGTGATCGGCACCCGTGCCCCGACCTACGCCCTGATCGACGACGTCCGGCGCGACGTTGGGGCAGCCGCACGCCAGGCTGGCCCGTTCGCTGATGCTGACACAGGCCTTGCAAAGCAGCTTTACCGCCTGATCGACGACGACCAGTTTGCGCTGGCTCAAGGCGCTGGCCAAGGCGAAAGCTACCGCCTGGCCAAGAGCCTGGTGCAGATGCGCAAAGGCTTTGAGGATGACATGGTGTCCCTGTTCGGACGCCAGCTCGACCAGAGCCTGGTGGGCAAGCTGGAATCGGCCACCATGTCCCTGACAAAGGGCGATGCCGACAAGCTGGCCAAGATTCTGACCGCCATCCCGAAGGACATGCGACAGATGGTCACGGCCTCGGCTCTGAACACTGCCTTCGGCAAGGCCACCCAGAACGGCGCTCTGAACTTCAACACCTACGCCAAGTGGTATGAAGGCCTGCTGGCCAACAGGCAGGCCTATGCCGCGCTGATGGCCAACCTGCCGCAGCCTGCACGCAAGCAGCTGTCCGACCTGTATCGCGTTGCTAGCAATGTGAGCAAGGCCACCCGCGAGCGCATCACCACAGGCCGCATCCAAGCCGTCCAACAGGAGCTGCAAGGCGCTGATAACTTGCTGACCAATATCTACGGCGTGGCCAAGCGTGCTGCAGTTGGCCTGCCCATCGAAGCGGCCACCACTGCCGTGGGCTTGCCTGGTGCTGGTATTGCATCCGGTCTGACAGCAGCTTTGACCAAGGCCAAGCCTGGCGCACTGAAAGCAGCTGATGAGCTGATCTCATCGCCTGAGTTTCAACGCTTGGCTGTCGAGACAGTTTCCACAGGCAATCAACCATCCAAGGCTACCGTAAAGGCTGTCTTGATGTCACAATCTTTCCAGAAGTTTGCCGACGCGGTAAAGCTCCCACGCGAAATGAGTGCGCGTGAGAAGTTCATCGTTCAGTCGCTGCAGGCTCAGGAACAATTCGATCAGGAGAATCAGTAATGTCCGCACTCAGCATTCAGCCAACCTACCCGATCTTCACGGAGACGGATGGCCAGCCGCTGGAAGACGGCTACATTTGGATTGGCACGGCCAACCTTGACCCAGAAGGCAACCCGATTTCCGTGTTCTGGGACGCTTTGCTGACACAGCCTGCAGGCCAGCCGATCCGCACGCTCAACGGCTATCCATCCAACAACGGAACGCCTGCACGCTTGTACGTCAACAGCGACTACAGCATCCGCGTGATGAACAAGAATGGCGGCGTGGTTTACAGCGCGCCATCTGCGACGGAGCGATATAGCGATATTGTTGTTTCAGGAATGAACGCGGTCAATGTTGAATACGACCCGCCTTTTACAGGTGGTGTTCAGACCAACGTCGAAGCAAAGCTGGCACAGGTTGTCAGCGTTTTGGACTTTGGCGCAGACCCGACTGGAACAACCGTTTGCTCCGACAAAATTCAGGCCGCGATTGACGCTCTGCCTTCTACTGGCGGCGCTGTTTATGTCCCGGCTGGAACATATTTGGCAACCAACATTCGTGTTGACGGCACTGGTGGTGGCAAATCCAACATTGTCATCTATGGTGACGGCCCGTCCAGCATCATCTACAAACCAGACCCTGCTGATTTAGTTACTGATGCTGAACTCAAATCAAACGTGTTGTGGGCACTGACTGGTAATGGGCATCAAGTTCAAAACTTAAAAGTTGAAGGGAACTTTTCCCGTGGAGGTACTGAACCACCATATTGCATCAAGTTCCAACTTGGTCAAACATACGGCGCGTCAGGTCAAGTGCTGTCTGTATCATCTACTGGTGGTTCATCTACTGGCGCGTCGAACGATCTAGTCTATGTGGTTACATCATTAGGTGCAGGACAAACGGCTAGTTCAGTCAACATTAGCGTTGATGCTGCGCTTGGTTATGTGACCAACGTAACCAGTCAGCCATTTGATGAGCGCACAGGTACAGGCTACATGAATGCCTACAATTTGGACAATGATTTTGCTTATCGTGCCGGTATTTACATGAACGGTCAGACAGCGCCGATGGAAAAAATTGTTGTAGAAAATTGTGAAGTTACGGATGCGGTTGCAGCAGGTATTTTGATCGGTTCTGGCCCGTTGTTTGCATCTGAAGTTTATTATGGTAGCGAAGGCGCCAGAATTATTGGTAACAACGCCTATTCAAACGGTGCAACAAACATCGGCGGCGGCAATAAAGTTCGCGCCACGATTTCCAACAACATTGTTGGCTACACAACCAGTTCCGGCATTCGCTGTGATGAGGGTTCGCACCAGTGCGTGATCAGCGGAAACGTTATCGACACAGCGAACAATCTTGATGCCAATGGTGGTGTTAGTGTTTACAAGTCTGATTACGTCACTGTTACCGGCAACTTTATTAAGGGAGCCATCGCCGGTATCACATACAGCTCTTGCGACTGGGGCACGGTGTCTGGCAACACCATCTACGACTGCGGCGTTGGCATTGGCTACTCGCAGATGGACACCGGAACAATTACCGGAAACACGATTGTGGACTGCTATTCTGACGGCATCCGGGTCACTAGTGGCTCTCAAGTGTCTGTGTCCAGCAACGCCATTCAGAATCCTGGTGGTTCGGGCATTGAACTTGTCAGCGCACTGGCAGGATCTTCATTGATTGGCAACCAAGTCATCAATGCGGAACTTGGCGGCATTCTGCTGACCGACTGCGATCACGCAATGCTGTCTTCCAACGTCGTGCGTGACAGTGGAACCAGTGGCTTGAACAAGCCGGGGATTGCTGTCATGGGTACGTCCAACAACTGCGTGGTATCTGGAAACCGATGCTTTGACTCTCGCTCCGCAGGCTCTCGCACACAGGACTATGGTGTGTTTTTGGACACCACGGTGACTGCCTGCATAGTTACCAACAACCGCCTTGCCAACAACGGCGTGGATGCTGTGAACTCCATTCCCGCGACCGTGCTTTATGCGTTCAACGGTGATGGCTCTGTTGGATACGTCTCCTCTGGCACGTCGATCAACTTTTTGGAAGTTGCTGGCGGTGCAAACGGACTTTCTTCGTCTCCGAAGATTGAGGCCACTGGCGCAACGACTGACATCGATATTCGTTTGATTCCCAAAGGTGCTGGATTGTTCCGTTACGGTGCGCACTCTGCTTTGGCTGGCGAAACCGTTACCGGCTACGTTGAAATCAAGGATTCGTCTGGCACAGTCCGAAAACTCGCTGTTGTGAGCTAAGGAGAACATCATGTGGAAGCACTACTGCAAAGCTGACAAGAACTGGATTTCCGTGCTGATTGGGCAGGAATGCTCTTGGTGCGGTTGCGAGGAAAATGACAATGACGCCAGCACTACAGCTTGACTTTACATCCGGCACTCTCGACCCACGAGTTACATTCACAAGGGCTGGTGCAGTCGCCACCCGCGTGAATGCAAGCGGCGCGATTGAAACAATGGCGGCTGACACTCCGCGCTTTGACTACGACCCTGTGACGTTGGCTTGTAAAGGGCTGCTGGTTGAAGGCCAAAGAACCAACCTGATCCTGAACAGCGCAGACTTCTCAAGCAGTTGGACGATTGCATCTGCGACATTGAGCGCCAACAACGCAAATGCGCCAGATGGAACCTTGTCGGCAGACTTGATTACAGCAACCGCAGGAACTGCCGTTGTCACACAGGTCAGAACAAAGGCCGCATCGCCAGCCACCTACGCTGGGTCGCTGTATCTGAAAGGCGACTCGTCATCTTTCGCTCTGTCTCTTGACGATGGCACAACCGCAAACCGTGGACGGATTTCCGTCAATCTGAACACAGGCACGTTTACAACTCAGCAAGAAGGCACTTTCACAATTCTTGGTGCCGACGCTGTTCCGGCAGGAGGCGGGTGGTATCGCGTTTATCTGGTCGTCACAACCAACTCCACCACGACAATCCGATTTAGGAACTTCTTCACGGCGCTTGGTGCTCAAGTATTGTTCTGGGGTGCGCAGCTTGAGGAAAGCGACAGCCCAACAAGCTACATAGCCACTGGCGCGTCGCAGGTGACCTGCGATCCAGATATTGCCACCATCACCGGTGCCAACTTCAGCGATTGGTGGCAAGCAGGACTTGGTGGTGCATTGGTGCAAACGCTGCCATCCACAGCCAGCGGTGTCCGGCCTCTGATCCAGTTCGACGACAACACCGCCGACAATATCATTGCGCTGCGTGGCAACACCACAAACCCGGAGCTTTACATCCGCTCGGGCGGCGTGGATCAGGCCACCATTGACGCGGGCACCATTGCAGCGAACACAGCCTACAGCCTGACCGGATGGTGGCAGACAAACTTTTGCGCAGCGCGGCAAAACACCAGTGCTAGAGTCGTAGACACGTCGGCCACAATTCCCACCGTGACGCAGGCGCGTCTTGGCAGTGATGGTGCAAATTACCTGAACGGCCACCTCGCCACCATCAACTACTACGACCAGTTCTCAGGCCAGATTTACACTCGGCGCAAGAACAAGGTCATTTTCAACGTCATCTAAACCAAGGAGCCCATCATGTCCACCAACTCGCAAATCGCATTTAACCCGCAAGGCAACACTGTCGTTGTGATTGCTGATTCCACTGCACCTGCTGGAGTGCAGGCACCGGTGAACGGCAAGTTCGACGCACAGGCCACCGGTCAGGTGCGCGTTGTAAATGCTGGCACAAACACCGTCTATCTTGGGGTTGGCGGTTCGGCAACAGGGGCACAAGACAATGCGGATGCTGCGCTCAATCTCATTAACCATGGGGATAGCCAAGCCGTTGTTCCGTTGGTTCCTGGTGCAGTTGAAATTCTGCGATTCCCGATTGGATCGTATTTCAGCGGATTCGCAACTGGTGCCACCACGCTGTACATCACGCCTGGCGAAGGCCTGTAAGGAGCACGGTCGATGGATTTCAACAACGGAGAGATCGACCCTGTTCGGTATGGCGTCCTGTGGCAGCGTGTGCAGGACATGGACAAGAAGATCGACAAGATGGAGTGCCAGCTCGAAGAACTGGTTGCTCTGGCCAACAAAGGCAAGGGCGGCCTGTGGTTCGGAATGACCGTCGCTTCTGCCGTGTCTGGCTTTGTCGGGTTCCTGATCAGCCACGTAAAAGGCAGCTGATGTATAAGCTCGGCGCACGCTCAAAGCAACGGCTCAATGGCGTGCATCCTGACCTAGTAAAGGTCGTCGAACATGCCATCGAGATCAGCACGGTGGACTTCGCTGTGCTCGAAGGGCTGCGCACGCCAGAGCGCCAGAAGGTGCTCAAGGAAGCCGGTGCCAGCCAGACGCTGAACTCACGCCACATCACAGGCCATGCGGTCGATCTGGGCGCTTGGGTGGACGGTGAGGTGCGCTGGGATTGGCCGCTTTACCACCAGATTGCCAAGGCGATGAATGAGGCTGCAAGCGAACTTGGCATCAAGATTGTTTGGGGTGGTTCGTGGGCGCGTTTCAAAGATGGCCCTCATTTCGAACTTGATCGCAAGGAGTACCCGTAATGTGGCAAGCCCTCATCCCACTGATTGGCACGATTGTCGAAAAGGCCATCCCAGACCCGCAGGCCCAGGCTGATGCAAAGCTTAAGGTCATGGAGTTGGCACAGAAGGGCGAATTGGCCGTGCTCGACGCTGAAACGAAGCTGTCGCTGGGGCAACTCGAGGTCAACAAGGTCGAGGCCAACACCGACATGTTCAGGGGTGGCTGGCGTCCTGCAACGGGCTGGGCGTGCGTCTTTGGCTTGGCGTATCAATTTTTGCTGCAACCCATCCTGCCGTGGATTGTGGCCGTTTGTGGCGGGTCTGTGCCCCCTTTGCCGCCCATCGACAACGAGACCCTGATGGTCTTGCTGACCGGCATGTTAGGCTTGGGTAGCCTTCGCACTTTCGAGCGCATCAAAGGCAAGGCTTAGCAGTTGTCTCCTGTTGCTTCGGCAACCTTGCCCGGCCTATGTGCCGGGCCTTTTTGAGGAGGGTGGTGACAATCACCCCCTGCAAGAGGTGGCGAAAAATCTTGGCAGCAAACTCGGCATTGATGAGGTCAAAGATCCAGCTGCTTTTCATTTTTTGCTCCGGCATTTGTCGGCGAGCTTGGGTGCTTTCCCTGCCATTGATTGCTTCAATGCTCATGTGTTCTTCTCCTTGAGTTTGGCTTCAATGGCTTGCCATGTGCGGAAAGAAGATGTTGACCAACACTCAGCGGCTTCTTGCTCAGTCAGCCCAACCCATTCACGCTTTGGCTGTGCGGGTTGGGTGGTGTCAGTAAGGTGTTTCTCAAGGTCTGCGATTGCTTGGCGCAGAGATGTGATGGCGT